TATTTTGAGAGATTCTCTGTGGTTGTGGGGGACGAGGCGCACCAGTTTAAGTCAAAGTCACTTATATCTATAATGACAAAACTTGCGGATGCAAAATATAGGTTTGGATTTACTGGTACATTAGATGGTTCTCAGACACATAAGTGGGTACTGGAAGGGTTATTTGGACCATCATATAAAATTATTAAAACTGATGAGTTAATGAAGAAAAATCATTTAGCTACATTAGATATTAATGTACTTCTATTGAAACACCCACCACAAAAATTTGAGGTATTTGAAGATGAAGTTCAGTATATTATCGGTCATAATCGTAGAAATAACTTTATTAAAAATCTTGCTCTTGATTTAAAAGGTAATACTTTAATCTTATTTGCCAGAGTAGAAGGACATGGCGAACCTCTTTACAATTTGATAAATAATAATAACACCATAGAGAATCGTCATGTGTTTTTTGTTCATGGTGGTGTAGACACAGAGAGTAGGGAGAAAGTACGTGAAATCACTGAACGTGAAGCAAATGCTATTATTGTAGCTTCCTATGGAACATTCTCCACAGGTATTAATATTAAAAACCTTCATAACGTCATTTTTGCTTCTCCGTCTAAGTCTAGAATTAGAAATCTCCAGTCAATCGGAAGAGTCTTAAGAAAAGGAGACAAAAAAACAAGGGCAACTTTATATGATATTGCTGATGATATCAGTTATAAGTCTAGAAAAAATTATACTTTAAATCATTTGATTGAAAGAATTAAAGTTTACAACGAAGAAAATTTCAACTATGACATAGTAAACATACCACTGAAGAACTAATGGGAGAAGAATTCTACGCAATAATAAAATTAGTTTCTGGAGAAGAAATCCTATCTGGTGTCTGTATAGACGAAACAGATGATTTAGTCGAGCCTATTATTATTCTTCATAGTCCTGTTGTAATGAAAATGATACATTCAACTCATGGATCCTTTATTAAAGTAAGACCTTGGATAGAATTGGCTAGTGATGATATGTTTGTATTAAAAAATGATAAAATTATTACTATGACTGAAGTAACGGATAAGAGAACTACAGCTGTATATGAAAAATATTTAATAGATGAACAAGAAGGTACTTTAGATTTTCAACAAAACTCAAATGGAAGAGTTGAAGTATCTGAAGATATGGGATACATTTCTAATGTAGAACAAGCTAGAGAACTATTTGAAAAATTATATAACATACAAAAAGAATAGCTAGATCTATCTCTTCAACCCTTACAAAGGTATTCTACTTGTATAAAGGGAACTTGTCAAGTAGCAGAAGTATGTTATAATACCTATATGTTAAGACGGAAACCGAAATGCTATGCCTAAAAAGAAATCGGAACATTATGTTAATAATAAAGAGTTATTAGAAGCATTAATTGTTTATAGAGGAAAGGTTGCTGAATCAAAAGAAAACGGGACAACAAAACCAAGGATTACAAACTATCTTGGTGAATGTTTTTTAAAGATTGCTACACACCTTTCATACAAACCAAACTTTGTAAACTATATGTTTAGAGATGATATGATCTCTGATGGTATAGAGAATTGTGTTCAATATATTCATAATTTTGATCCAGCAAAATCAAGGAATCCTTTTGCCTATTTTACACAAATAATACATTATGCATTTCTACGTAGGATTCAGAAAGAAAAGAAGCAGTTAGATATTAAAACAAAGATCATTGAAAGGACAGGATTTGATGAAGTTATGATGGTAGATGATACTGCTCTTTCTGGTAGTAGTTCAGACTATAATACAATCAAAGATAATATTCAATATAAGTCTTCCAATAGATGAAAATTGCGATCATAACCGATACTCATTATGGTGCTCGTAAAGGAGCCAAGCATTTACATGACTACTTTGAGTTGTTCTATAAGAATATCTTCTTTCCGTCTTTAGAAGAGCATAATATAGATACTGTCATCCATATGGGTGATATCTTTGATAGTCGTAAAGCAATTGATTTGCAAAGTCTTGAATGGGCAAAGAGGGTAGTATTTGAACCTCTCAAAAAATATAAAGTACATACTAGTATAGGTAATCATGATTGTTATTATAAAAATACCAATTTTGTAAATTCACCTGAATTATTGCTACGTAACTATCCAAACATTAAAGTATATTCTAAAGCAACTGAGATTAAGATTGATAAGTTAAAGATACTCTTATTACCCTGGATCAATAGTGAAAATTATGATGAAACTGTTGGAGTGATTAATAAGACTAAGGCTAAGATTGTAATGGGACATCTTGAGTTGAATGGTTTTATTGCTACTCGTGGGCATATGATGGAAAATGGTATGGATGTTGATGTCTTGAGTAAATTTGAAAAGGTTTATTCTGGTCACTATCATACTAGATCTGATAATGGAAAGATATTTTATTTGGGAAATCCATATGAGATGTTTTGGAATGATGTGAATGATACTAGAGGATTTCATATATTTGATACGGAAACCCTTACCCATACCCCAATTAACAATCCTTATAAATTATTTTATAATGTATATTATGAAGATACTAATTATAAGTTGTTTAATGCAACTGAATATAAGAATAAAATTGTAAAGGTAATTGTTCGTCAAAAATCTAAACCAAAAGAGTTTGACAAGTTTATTGATAAATTATATTCTGCAGGTGTTCATGATTTAAAAATTATTGAAAATTTTGAAGTCCATGAGAATGAAGATTTTGAAATAGATGAGGAAGAGAATACTATTTCGATTTTAAATCGTTATATTGATGAATCTGAGTTTGAATATGATAAGAATATTATTAAGGGTATTTTCCAGGATCTCTATAGACAAGCTTGTGAGGTAGAGTAGTGTTTCTTTTAACACTAAAAGATAAAAATGAGGAAGGTGCTTATGCTGTACAGGATAAGTATGGTGATAAGGTGCTTTTTCTTTTTGAGCAAGAGGATGATGCTGAAAGGTATGCATTAATGTTGAACAATGATGATAAGTACCAGAAGCAGATGGATGTTATAGAGATTGAAGATCAGCTTGCAATTAATACGTGTAAGAGGTATAATTACAAATATTCAGTAATTACTCCTGACGATCTTGTGATTCCACCAAATAATGATAACGTTCAAGAAGATTAAATGGAAGAACTTTCTTTCCACTGGTAATAATTGGACTGAAATTGATTTTCTAGAGAATAATACAAATTTAATTATAGGGACTAATGGTTCGGGTAAGTCTACTATGTTGGATGCACTCACTTTTGTGTTATTCAATAAACCCTTTCGTAAAATTAATAAATCACAATTAGTTAATACAACTAATGAAAGGGAATGTGTTGTTGAGATTGAGTTTAATGTTAATAGTAGAGAATATCTTGTAAGACGTGGAATAAAGCCAAATATATTTGATATTGAAGTTAATGGTAATCCATTACATAGAGAAGCAGATGATCGTGTTAATCAAAAAACTCTAGAATCTAGTATATTAAAAGTAAATTATAAATCATTTACTCAGATTGTAATTTTAGGTAGTAGTACTTTTGTACCCTTTATGCAGTTGTCTACTACTGTTCGTAGAGAAGTCATTGAAGATCTTTTAGACATTCGTATTTTCTCTGCAATGAACAGTCTTATTAAAGAAAAGGTTAGGATTGAGAAAGAACAAATTAGATCTTTAGATCTTAAAAAAGAAACTCTGGGTGATAAAATCACAATGCAAAAAGATTTTATTAAAGAAATGGAGGACCAAGGTAAGAATAATATTGAAGCAACAAAGGGTAAGATTAAAGTTTTAACTATAGAAGTTGATACTCATTTGGAACATAATCAATTATTAGAATCAAATGTAGAAGATATAATTAAAGATCAGGAAGATGTTACAGGAGCAGGTGAAAAGTTATCAAAGCTTAATAATCTTAAGGGTAAGATATCACAAAAGGTAGCGTCTATTACTAAAGAACATAAGTTCTTCACACAAAATACAGTTTGTCCCACATGTACTCAAGATATAGAAGAAGAGTTTCGTGTAAATAGAATTGCTGACGTTCAAGATAAAGCAAAGGATCTCAAGAAAGGTTTTAAGGAACTCGAAGAGACCATTAAATTAGAACAGGACAGAGAACGTCAGTTTAACAAATTATCAAAGGAGATTACTAAACTCAACAATGGCATTTCTCAAAACAATACTCGTATCTCTGGCTGCCAGCGACAAATCAGAGATCTGGAATCGGAAATTCAGAGATTTACCGACCAACTTGCAAACAGAAATACTGAACATGAGAAGTTAAAAGAGTTTAAAGCAAATCTCAAAAATACATTAGAAAAATTATCTAAAATAAAAGAGGAGATCGTACATTACGATTTTGCATATTCTTTATTGAAAGATGATGGAGTAAAGACAAAGATTATAAAGAAGTATCTGCCATTCATAAATCAGCAGGTGAATAGATACTTACAGTTGATGGATTTCTATATTAATTTTACTCTTGATGAGGAGTTTGGTGAAACTGTTAAATCACCGATTCACGAAGACTTTTCATATTCTTCTTTTAGTGAAGGTGAGAAAATGAGGATTGACTTAGCACTTCTGTTTACTTGGAGGGAAGTTGCTAGAGTTAAAAATTCTGTGAATACCAATCTTCTTATCCTTGATGAAATTTTTGATAGTTCTCTTGATGGTTTTGGTACTGATGAGTTCTTAAAGATTATACGTTTTGTCGTTAAGGATGCGAATGTTTTTGTCATATCCCATAAATCAGACCTACATGACAAATTTCATAGTGTCATAAGGTTTGACAAAGTTAAGGGATTTAGCCGTATAGTATCAACACAGCTTGATGAGTAATGACAACCCCGAACTGGCAGCATCATTCTAAGAAGGATGCCAAACGAAAACTTAAACCACAGGCACTACGTGCCTCAAGAGAAAGACGCAGACAGTTAATAAAGCGTCTACTGAACCCGTCTTCAAGGCGGGTTTCGTCGTATAATAGGTTCATACATAAGGAACTCGATGGAAGTTGTAAAGCACGAAATCAAATCTCAATTAGCAAAGTTGCTTGCTACTGAAGATCTCATTGTAGAACATAGAAAAGTAGATACTGCACAATTTAATGTTCAGACTCGTGTTCTTACATTACCAAATTGGGAAAGGGCAAGTAATGATGTTTATGATGCTTTAGTTGCACATGAAGTTGGACATGCTCTTTATACACCTGATAGAGAATGGTTTAAGGAAGTGCAGATTCCTCCAACCTTTGTGAACATTGTAGAGGATGTAAGAATTGAAAAGTTGATGAAGAGGAGATATGCTGGACTTGCCAAAACTTTCTATAGAGGATATAATGAGCTTTCAGATAATGATTTCTTTGAAATAGATGGTGAAGATCTTACTACTCTTAATCTTGCTGATAGGGTTAATCTATATTACAAGGTTGGTTCGTGGGTTAATATATCTTTTTCATCTTCTGAAACACCGATTGTCAGTTTAATTGCAAATGCCGAAACGTTTGATGAGACCTTATCCGCAGCAGAAGCGTTATATAATTTCTGCAAGCAAGAGCTTGAAGAAAAAAAAGAGCAGGAAATGGAAGGTCAACAAGATTTTGAAGATAATCTTCAAGGTGATGGGGATAGTTCTTCTGACGATAGTGACGATTCTGAGTTTACCGTTTCTAACTCTGATGGCAATGCTTCTATGGAAGACGGGAGTGGTGATGATGATAGTGATGTTAGGATGGCTTCTGGTGGCTCTTCTGTAGAACCAGAGATTGAAACTGCTAATTCATTAGAAGAAGCACTTAAAGGTCTTAGTAATTTGCAATCAGGTAGTGAGAAGGCATATGTTGAATTACCAAAATTAGATTTGAGTAAAGTTATTGTATCAAATAAGGATCTTCATAATAGAATAAATGCTGAGTGGGCAGATCAAGTTGCAAATTGGGATAAGAGAGAAGAGTATACAAGTTTTCTTCCAGATAATATATTTCAGGAACCTGATGAGGATTATTATAAGTTTAAGAGGAATGCACAAAAGGAAGTTAATTACTTAGTTAAAGAGTTTGAGTGTAAGAAGTCTGCTAGTGCATATGCTCGTGCTACAACTGCTAAAACTGGTGTATTAGATACTGCAAAACTTCATACCTATAAGTACAATGAAGATTTGTTTAAGAAAGTAACTGTCGTTCCTGATGGTAAGAATCATGGATTAGTATTTGTTCTTGATTGGTCTGGGTCAATGGCTCATGTAATGCTCGATACTATTAAGCAACTTTATAATTTACTTTGGTTCTGTAAAAAGGTTAA